ATTACGAATCAGCTGCTCTACCAACTGAGCTATCCCGGCTAACTACTGAGAAGCCTTGTATATCAAGGGTTCATGCCAGGTCAAGAGCTTTTTTGAAATAGTCAAAAATTGTCAAAAAAAGTCAAAATGGATTGCAGTTTGCAGTCCAAATGCAGTCCATTTTTTTTTAAACCTCGGAAGGTTTGCGGAAGTTTTTTTTCGATACAAAAACCTTGACAAGCCACTAATTTATAAAAGGCATTAAACTAGAGCAATGGAGGAGATTGTAATTTTCATTTGAGAAAAGCTAGCCTCTTTAAATTATTCGCCAAAAATAATCTATAAATATCACCACCCAAGGTCATAACCAAGGCCCTGCTAGGACAGGTTATATCAGATCGCAGTAATAAGAAAATATATCACGTTTCTTAAATAAAATTGCCCTAGATAAGAGCGTGAACTTTCACTGCTTAGGGCGCGCCATTTACCATCTTTCCTAACCTTGGGGCTTCGACATGTAGTGCTGCCTTACTTAGAAGCATGGCCTTATATGGCGTTTCTGTTCGTCGGCCCACAGTTTTGCACTCCGGCTTCCTTCAGACCTTGCCTTCACCCAATGCTTAATGTAAAGAATTTCCTCAACATAAGGTCAACTACTGGGGGCTTTAAACCCAAGTTCATGCCCATGACGGGCGTACACAAGGCGTAGCTTATGCAAAACATTATGCGTTAAGGATGAAAGATGGAAGCCATTAGATATGAAGTAAGAGATACAAATACGAATCTCCAAGCAATTCTTAGTATTATTGATAGTAATTGCACAAAGCGGGTGATTTTATTTGCATCTCCAACAAAAGAAACTCAAGAAATGAGCCATAGTGATGGGCCTGATCCAAGGTTACCTCTTCTTTCGGCCTTGGCGGAGTATGAGATTCCTCATATAGCTACCATTTATATAGTATTTGACGGTTTGTTTTTAACGGCAGCACTAAGACCGCGATATCCAGATATAAAGAAGTTATTGGATATAGCACAGGAATCTGGGAAAGTATTCTTCGCCAAAGAAAGAGCTCCATTTACTTCTGCGTTAACACCAGCGAACGCAGTAGAGGAACTTTTAAAAATCAAAAATATCGCGAAGCTAAACAAAGAATCGAGAGCTAGCTTTTTCAGCTTATTGTCAGCCATACCGGAAGAAAGCATCGTATAATTAATAAGGTAAAGGGAGGTATTTTGTCCGCCCTTCCCACATAGCGTAGCATGCAGGGCATTAGGTAGTTTATGAAGGTTATCTGGCCGTAGACCGGATAGTGAACTCACCCACAGCTTTTTGTATGCCGGGTTCTTAACTTGTGAGGGTTTAATCTTCGTTGCAAGTTCAAGGTTCAGGTTGCCTTAGCCAAATTTGCAAACAATCTGGGTGGGAACTTTCTCTTTTCACCCAAAAAAGTATGGAGCAAGAAGGGGTTTTCTGCAACCTCGTTAGATAACAAAATAAAATGGCTACACATTCAGTATTTATAAGTCATAGCTCAGTTACAAAAGAATTGGCTAGACAAATTTACTATAACGCAATCTCAAATGGTGTTTCTGTTTGGTATGACGAAGCTCTATTAACTTTAGGCGATGAGCTAAGAGATTCTTTGATTAAAGGGATAGAAAACAGTGCCTCATTCTTGTTACTTCATTCTAAAGCTGCAATGGATAAGCCTTGGGTTCCCCTTGAAATGGCTGTCGCAAGAAAAAAATATGAGAAAGATAATAATTTCAAGATACGAGTAGTCAAACTTGACGATGAACCACTTCCGGATAAATTTTGGAATAGATTTCTTTATGAAAAATGGAATTCTTCTGACCAAGGCGGCTCAATTATTAAAATATTGGAGGCATTAACTGGAAAAAGAGGGATTGTTGCAATAACTGCGTCATCAGTTTTAACTTCTGATCCCTCATCACATTTCGTAAATCAGAGTGCAACAATTGCTGAACATACTAGGAATTATGTTCTCTGGTATCTATGTCATATAAAAAAGTTAATGCAATCGGTAGTATCAGTTGCTTATGAACAAGAATTAAGAGATACTTTAGAGAAACTTTTACATCTTTTCTTATTCGAGAATATACCAGCAATTCATGGTGGTGTGATTCCTGTAGAACCTGGTGTATTCGAACTGATCCACGCAAATAGGATGAGGGTCCCTCCGCGTATTACTGTTAACGGATTGCCTGATAAATACAAATGGGAATTGGTACAGGGAAACGAGCTGTTTTCACGAATAAGGATATTAGAAGCTAATAGTGATAATACCGTCAGTCATCCAGTTCCTTTGGCGATATCAGTTGAATTGGATGCGGAGTTATAAGTTGTTTCATCTAATTGGGTAAGGGATGTTCTCTTCCCCTCCCACACCACCCTACCAACCCGCCATTTACCATCCTTCCTGATCCAGGAGTTGCTATAATGCTCACCCAGTCCCGAAGCCCCCTGACTGGGCACGTCCATATCGGTAACTGAAAAGGCCATATACCCCCCAGATGTCCGGGGCTAAAAATTGAGTTTTGCGGAAGGTTTTCATGTTATTTTATTTTGACAAATTTCCGCTGGGAGGACGTGGAGGAGACATGGGTAGGCAGCGGACGAATATAACACCCGCCACCTTTTTGAGCTATTAAATTTGAGGCTTAGTCGGCCAAACAACATCAAAAGGAAACCCTGTCTGCTGAGGAACATCTCTTAAATCTTGTATGTACTGGGCTATTTCAGCGGCTTGTGTGTCTGTGAGAGTGGTTGGAAGTCCGAACTCTTTTTGGTTACGGTGTCTATCGAGCATCCAGAGAACTTCATTGATTAGTTTATCTCGTTTCTGTTTTACTTTTTGAGCTTCTTTTTCTGTTTCTATAGCTGTTATTTCGTCAGCAGGTTTTAAAACAAAATCTGTACCATCAAATGTATAGTGTTCAAGAGGGCCGTCAGGACGTTGACCCTCGTATTCAAATTTTGCGTAATAAGTGTTTTCAGCTAAAATATCTTTTTCAGCTACAGTTAAAATATTACCAACACTATCTTTTGTATATACAAACATATTACCTCCATTATCTCCAAGCTAAAACACGCCACTCGTGATTGTCATGCTGTATCCAATCTGCACTTGCTGTCCAGTATTGTACTAAATATTGACCTATGTAAATGTCTAACAAAATATATGTACTGTCATATCTAACAGTTAAAGGTTGTTGATATTCAGTATTTACATCGCCAGTTCCGTTAGCTCCTATATGTGTGTAAATATAGCCGTATGTAGTGTCTTTAATTTGTACGATAACAAGTTTAGGTATAGTTCTTAAACCGTGAGCCAAAGTAACAGTGTTGTTTGCTGTTCTTGATACAGTAAACCATCCTGAATCATAGTCAGCAGAGCGTGGTAAAGCACGGTCGAGAGGGTTTTCTTGGTAAGGGAGAGCAAGAGTTCCTTTAACTAAAACTGCTCCACTATAAATAACTGTCCCTGTTCCTTCGACTAATAAATGTGGACGTATTAAAGTAGCGCCTGAAGACAAAGTAATCGGCACTGTTAAAAACTGCCAAGTGCCGTCTCCTGTGTGATAAGGAGAAAATTGAATGTTCGTTGTGGCATCATGTATTTTAAGTCTTGCTATATTTGGCGTAGAAGTTAAAACCCAACATCCGAAAGTTAATGTACTTTCTCTATAGTCTTGCCAATTAGGAATATCTTGATATATTTGTTCTAATACAGTACCGTAAGTAATGGAAAGACTATAGGGGCCTACTTTTACATTAGTTGAATCTTGTGCAAGTGAACTGTCACCTGCTTTTTTCCAACCGTCAGGAGTAGAGGCTGTTCCGCCGCTCCAAGAAGCGAAGTTACCGTTTTGAATAAGATTTATAAAACCTTGAGACTCTATTTGACCTCTAGCAAGAGCTTCGTCTGCTGAAGTGGCAGGGGCTACTTTAAACGGCACTTCTGGGTCGCCTTCTTTGACGATAACTTTAATTTTCTGCCATCTACTGCCGTCGTCAGTTGTTGGATCATTACCAATATTACCGTCAATCAAAGATAAATAGGTATAACCATCTGAGCCAATTGCCCTATCATGTGTATTATAAGTTATATCGGACTTCCACAGACCGCATCCAGCACTAGCAATAGCGTTATCTCTCGCTTCGAGAGTTTGATTTTTGTAAGTTGTTGTCAACTCAGTGTTCAAGTTGACTTCATCCGCTGTGGAGTTTGCTTCCTGTGCCCACTGGTTTACTTCGTCCGCAAAATTATCCAGAGAAGCCAGAAATGCGTCTGCTCTTGCGTCAAAATTTTCTGGATCACTCCTGGATGGCGGAGTGGGCAGGTCTGTAATTTGTTGATTTATTGCCATTTTTCGCTCCTCTACACTAATCCTTCAATGTTTATGCTGACCTGGCTGTAAACAGGTCCAGGCAGCACAACGTCAAACGACCTGAATATTCCGTATATCAATAAATTTTCGTAAGACACACCGTCATTGTTGCAGTCCCAGACCAGGGGTGTGCCTCGCAAATTCGCTAATTTGCGGTAGATTATATCAATCTGCTTGGTTGGGATCATTACGTCCACATCATTATCCTTGGTCCAGTAGCCAGGTTTGAGGTAGCTGTACCCTCGGTCGTCTTCGTCTCGTCGAGAGAAATCTAAAACTCCGGTTTTTACAGGCAATTGAGACTGTCCGATATAATCGCCTCGACCGACTCTGCAAAGACCGCATTTTGCTGTAGAGTTTCCTTTGATTATTTTGAGATATAAAACTCCATTATAATAGATAGGAAAATTGAACAGAATGTCTCTTTTGTATTCTATATCCTTGTAAAAATATTCATACCATGAACTTGAACCTGTAATTTGCAAGTCTATGGTACCAGACGCAACCTGCTCTCTTGGGTCAATACCCTCATCATAGAGTATCCATTCAATTGTAGTAGCGTCCAGATTGAACAGAGCGCATGTATCGCATTTGCGTGCGCTTATTTCTACTTCTATATAGTCGGCAGCCTCAGTTACGGTATTGGTAAAGGTATCAAACATCTTATAGCGGTTTGTACCACCCAGATTTTGCCAGTTAGAGGGATTGTCATAGGGGGTCTTACCGATATTGTAACCGGTAGTTATAAGCTCCCACCAATCAGTTGCAGTGGATGGAATATTGCCTGTATTAGCGTCCTGCAATGATCTATAAGCATCTATACGGCCGTCATGGCGATAGTAAACTATATCATCTTTTCTGTACTCGGTTGCACTGTCCCATTCTGACAAATTGTTATCTTTCTCAAGAGACTGAAAAATCTCTTTTATTCCATCGTGGATATAATATACTATTTCACCTGGAGGATAAAACCACGTCTCATCCCATAGTGGATAGTCATTTTCTTCAGGGATATTGGATAGTCTTAAATCTGTGGTAATCGGGACTATTATTTTCATTGAGTTTTTACTCCTTCAACGTCCCATTTCTGGTGTAACCTGTAGAGCTTTTTGTTGGTCTTGATTAGCTCTACTTGCGTAGCCCTGATCTCCTGACGCAAAGCTTTTATTTCAGCAGCAATATTGGCAAAGCTGCCGGGCATCTGGCCTGAATTGATTGCGTCAAGAAATTCCAATCCCTTGCGCGAAACTACATATTCGCCAAATTGCAGGGCTGCTACTCCGTCCTCGCCTTGAGGCACAAGCAGTCGATTTATATATCCGCCCGTTTTCCAGGCATAACCAGAGGCATCATCATCCGGGCCACCACCTACGCCTGTAGTATCCCAACCGCCACCAGTATCCGCCCTGTCTCCACCAAAGCTCCAACCACCGCGAGATAGACTGCGGGCCATGTCACTAGGGTAGCCCATAGCTTCATACGCTTTTTCTCTGCTGTCATAGCCATAAAACCCAGGATTACTTACCACATCCTTGGTCAGCGCTTCGATGGCTTCTTTGCCATAGGCCCCGCTCCATATTTTATCTGTCAATTCCTTGCCAAAAGTATGCGCGGCCATTGCTATCCTATCGGCATAAGAGTCGGCCCTGGCTGCCTCCATCACCTCTTGCACGCGCTCAAAAAATTCCTGCGGCGTTAAATTTAAATCCTCTAACCTGGCAAAAGTATAGGTAGGCACGCCATAGGGAGACAGTTTATATCCGCTGGGCAAAGCGTAATTGCCTGGCATGGCAAACGCTTGGGATGCGTCGTCGTTTATCATAGCCCCAATCTGCCGGCCTAGTCGGTCTCCAAACCTGTCCTCAAGCATATCCAACATCTTTTCGTTTTTGCGCAGGCCTAGCAGATCCGCAATCTTGTCCATTGTATAGGCGGTTAAAGGAGATAACGCCCCGACCGCTGCCCCAGGCAGGCCTAACCCTAGCAATGATGCCAATGCACCCGTAACAATATGCGCAGGCGTGGAGTATTCCTGCACACCAAACGCGTACATGCCTATGTCGCCGATAATACCCCCCAGCAGTCCATTGAAAGACCGGGAAAGAAAACCTCCCCAGGCCATCTTTTGGGCAATGCTATTGATTTGGCTGGTTGAAATATTGTATCCGGCGCTTTGGAGTTGCTGTCCGATGGCTTGTGTTCTGCTGTAGTTGTTATAAGCCACCGCGCCACCAGCCAGGGCAGAAGACATCATGTGTCCCATAATGTTACCGGCTATCTGAGCTCTGGCAAAACTCTCATAACCTGTGTAACCAAAGGTTTTAGCAGTACCGACTTCAACAGCACCTACAACTGAGTCAAAAAAGTCGGCAACAGAAGTTCCCCCGCTGCCTATAGCTTCCCTTATCTTAGCTGCCTGTTCACGGGGGATAACCATTTCACCAGTTTGTAATTTGGCAATTATTTCATCGTCACGGACAAACGGGGTTCCTTCGTGGAAAATCGCATCAACAAAGCCAACGCCGAACTCCATAAGTTTGCTTGTGGCCCATTGTGTTGTCATTTTTGCCACAGCATCGGTCATGGTTCTCAACATCGACTTCCAAAACGATTCCCAATAGTCCTCGAGGTCCTTCATATCGCCGGTAATCCCGTCGAATAGGATATCTGATACAGTGCTGCTGGATTTGCGACTAAAATCCTGGACTATGTCATAGCCTGCTTGTGCCCAAGTGTATTGCTCCTTCTGTAACTCCTGCCAGCCCAACTTCATGCCGGCAAAGAAATTCTGGCTGGCTAGAGTTTGCTCGCGAAGTGCCTTCTGTGTGGCTTCGACTTCTTTTTTATTGATCTTTTCTATTTCAGCTTCGGCCCACTTGGCGACTTTGATTTTATCCGCACCGGCATCTATATATGCCTTAGCCTGCAGCCTGATCTGCTCCCGCTCGAACCCATACTGGCCAAGAGTGAGCTGTTTGTATTTATCTGTAAATTCTTCTTTTAGTCTTAGCTGTTCCTCAATACGGTCGTTAATGATCTTGGTAGCTCTCTCATCGGCTTTTACTTTTCCTGCATAATAAGACATCCAGCCATCTTTTAACTTGGCCAGATCTTTTAGTTGCTGCTTTGTTAGCTGACTTTGTATCGTTTGAGCGGGTTTGGCTGCATTTAGTTTTTTTGCACGTTTATTTGCAGCGTCCAGCCCTTTATAATAGGCCAACCATAAATCCTTTAAAGCCTCCGCGTTACCTAGATCACGCCTAATTTTTGCTCTATATGTACTGTGCCCTTCTTCCAACCATTCTCCTGTATCCCAATGTCTCCTGCCTATAATTCCATCCCATATATTTAAAAAAGACTCAGAAATTCTTGCACTACTTTCTAACGTACTCCCTATATCAAGACCTGTATTTAGTTCTTGCAAGACTGTATTTAGTGTTTGCAGTATGGTTAATGCGGTACCAACCTTCCAAGAACCAAAAAGATATCTGCCTATAATCCCAGTCCCAGCGGCGCCAACAATTTCATCGGGCAATTTATTGTAAACAGCAAAAACGTCATCAAGACCTTGGCCGATTTTAATTATCCCCTTCCCTGTCTTAACCAGCCCTGTTGCCAGATCTCCAATGGCCTGCTGGGTTTCTTTGTCTTTTAAGATGTCGGTCAATTCGCCCAGCGCATCTATAGCAGCGTCCATATATTCGCCGCCAGCCAGGGAATTTTTGAAGTCCAGCCAGGCCTCGTTAAACTTGTTTGTGGCTCTTGTTGCATCGTCCACACTGCCTGAATATTTCTGCTGCAGCACTTGAGCTAGCTTAGGGAGTAAGTCGCTTGCTGCAACCTCGCCCTTTTCCAGCATTTTATCCAGCTCAGCCGTGGACACTCCCATGGCCTGGGCAGCCAGTTGAAATGCACCTGGAAGCCTTTCGCCCAACTGTCCACGGAGTTCTTCGGCCTGAACCTTGCCTTTAGAAATCATCTGAGACACGGCATTGAGCGCCCCTTGAAGTTGTTCCGAAGACAACCCCAAGGTCGCGCCTGCTTTTGCAATGCCTAAAAATATCTGTCTGGCATTTTCACCTTCCAGTGCCGTATTTTTGGAGGCGGCTATGAGTTGTTTATATGGGTCGAGCAGGGCGTAAAAATTTTGGCCCAACTCATCAGCAGTCTTGCGCAAAAACTGAAATTCCCGGCCTGCTGCCTGGGTTGAACCTGTAATCTCGACAAAAGCTCTTTTTGTCGCATTCAAGCTTTTGCCAGCTTCAAAAATCTGCTGGGCAAACATGCCCATGCCAAGGCCTGCAATGCCGGATTGTAAGGAAAACAATCTGTGCTTAATTCCTTCCAACTCAATTCCGATTCGCCTACTGGCTGCCTGAAATACCTTACTGGCCTCGTCTTTGGCACTGACTATGATTTGCGTATAAGCCGTGGACATTTTAGTGACTCCGGTATATAGTTCTTACAAAGGAGGAGTTAATGCAGTTCAAAATAGATCCGCCACCTGAGCAAAAAAAGGCACAAGAGAAAGCCTCGCGAGGACTACAATCTATTGAATTAAAAGAATCACAAATAGATGCTAAAAAAGTTGTCATAGTCGGTCTTAAAATTCCTTTTTGGGACATTGTATCACTTATGGTTAAATCTGCATTTGCTATACTTCCTGCGACATTTATATCGTTTTTTTTATGGCGAATTTTAATTTTCATTCTGAATAGTTATTAGCTATTTGCCACTCATTACTGTTTCTTGTCTGCTTTATTAATTGTCCACCATTCCAAAGCCTGTATTTTCTCCAGGTTGGCCCTGGACATTTCTATCCCCAAGGATGCGGCAACCCGGTACAAGGCATTGTAATCCAGCCCAATCAATTTCCCATTCGGGGCAACCCTCCACTGAGTCTGTATTGCAAGCCAGAGTTCCCAGGCAGGATAATTCTCCGGCCAGAGTTCCGGACATTTTCCTTCGCATTCTAAGCAATTTAATTTCTCTCCTCTTTGTTTGGCGGCTTTCTGGCATGCCTGGCAGTATTTTAGACCGTCTCCTCCGTAATACTGCCAGACACTAAGGAGTTTTTTACCGCGTCAGGTCCTCCCACAGAGTAACGCAGGACCAGATTAACCAAATAGGAGAGATCAGCAGCGGGCCAGTCATCAACCGAATCAACAAACTCAGGATAACAGAGGCCAACCACATATTTGCGGAACTCATGCAGACCAATTTCTCCCTGGGCCAACTTCTGCTGCTTTTTCTCAACTTCTGCTTGATCTTTAGCTTTGTAGCTGCGTAACTCTATGATTTTATTCTGTTCTGGAAGTTTAATTTTGCTCATTTTCACTCCTTAATTAGTAGCTTGATTTAGTATTAGTCAGAGTTGCCTTAATAGATGTCCCGTCTGCGTTGTCGTCAAAATATCCCTGCCAGGGCAAATCAACATAAATGCCTGCTGGCCCGTCTATTCCAGGGGTAGACCGTTGATACTCCAGTTCTGGGACCAGAATAGTTAATATCTCTGAGCCGTTATCAAAAGTGATCTCCAGCGAGCTCTCGGTCGAATTGATGGCCTTGTCTAGCAGTGTCATGCTGTCAAACAGCGCCCGAATACTGCCGGAAATTTCCATCATCCCTTCTGGGATATCTCCTCTGGTCCCTTGCGAGCCAACAGTATAGACACTTGTGTCCAGACCAAAATTGATACTCAGGCTGGCCTCAACAACAGTGGCGATGGTTGCGCCACCTTCTTTGATGCTTGCCTGAAAATTGTTGAATCTGGATAATGATAGGCTGGTTGGAGAGGCATCATAGGGTGTGCCGCCCAGTTCCTCTGTTGCGCCCTCTATACCCAAGGACGCTGTTAGTTCCCCATCTCCGCCAACCTGCATAGAAAATGAGCTAACCTTACAACCCAGATGCTTGGCATATACGCCTATATCGGGGAATTCCTTCTCTAAGACTAGGCTAGGCTGGTTGTCGCCTGTCTTCCAAACGTGGGTAAAAGTACCGTCCAGGTTATCAGTAGTGGCAGGATTGCCAAACATGGCCTTGAGCCAATACCCAAAAACTATCCCATCTACGGGGACAACCACATCACCAGAGACAGACAGATTCCCGTCAAATGGATTTACCGGATCGCGCCGGCCAGTAATAGTTGATGCCCTGTTTTTTGCCCTATCCGACCGGACAGAAACTGAATTGAACGGCATAACCAACCCCGCAGGTGTGGCAGGCGGAGTTTTGAACTCAGTCTCAAAGTCCAGGATCAGTCTGCCTTTATAACCTCTTGCTTGTGCCATAATATCCTCCGTAAATTATAGCGTTATTCCTCCCCCAATCAGATTGGGGACACTTATTGATAAGTCCATGCCCCCTACGATCATGGGGAAATAGTCTATTGGTTCCAGGATGTAATCATTGCGAGACAGAGAGACGTTGCTTGAAAAGCCTTGCAGTGCCTGCCAGACAAGCTGGCCCATATCGTCAATCTGGAAAACTCCTTGGTATTCCACGACACTTCCGTTAGTGCTGACCGATTCGTCCAGAACAGCCCAATCAACCATGATCTTGTATTCATGGTTTTTTACTTCCCGCCCAACTTCAGCGGTTCCAGGTCTCAGTATAATTAACGGACAATCCTTTTTTCCGGGCTGGTTGCGGTTGTCTATGCCAACAAAAATTTTAGGTGCCTGGCCGTAGTTTGTCTGACACCAGTCAGCGAGAGCTGTGTCATTTGCCAGGACATCTCGCATTCTTTGCAAAATATCTTTGTAAGTAATCATTTTAAGGCCGCCCAATTAAAACGTAGTTTACGCTTTGCTGTTTTAAGGTACATACGAATGCGATTTTCAATGCGTTCGTGAATTTCACGTTCCTTGGCCCTAAACATTGGCTCAAATAGAGGTCTGGCGGGTGTACGCAATATTCTGGTTTCTTTAGCCAGCGGTGCATCAGCAGCCCACCAGAACCTTCTCATTTTGGGAGTCACTGCGGTTTCAAACCCTTTTTGAAGCTCTGCTCCTCGTCTAGCTGCCGCCTTGGATAGCCAGCCAATACGGACACGCTGCTTTTCCGGCTCGTGTTTATAGCCGATTGCCCTAACCAGTTCACCAAATGGCCACGGGGTTAAAGAGCGCATTCTCCTTAATGATTTTGCCAGCGCTTTTCGCTCATCACCCGTTGCGTCGGAGACAATCTCTCGCATTGTTTCGGTTTTATAGTTTTCAAACCATCGACCTCTTTGCATCAAAGAAAGCGCAGGCCAGCGGTGTCCTGGAGGCCCTCCCTGGAGACAGGCTTCCTTTAATTCTTTGTGCAGCCACCAACCCACATGACGCAGGGCGCGGTTAAATTCCTTGGGAAATGTGCGGGCAAGATAGGCAAGATAAGGCTGGGCCTCATCGTTAATGCGGATCATTGTTCCGATGGTTCCATCGGAGAAAAATGGGTATTTACGTCCTTTAATTTCAACTCTGCCTATTTGTTGGATTTCAGCCATTAGGATTCCTTTTCAACTTCAGCTAAAATTGCATTAAGTTCACCTTGCAGTTCAAAATCCACAAAATATAGCCGACATATCTTTTCCTTGGGCGTTAATAAAATTTCTGCTCGTGTTACATTTGTTATTTGTTCGCCTGTTTCCACATTAACAATCTTCACGTCATTGCAATTATTGCCGACCTCAATACGTATTTTTAAGTCCATCTAAAACGCCCCTCTCTCGTCTGTGCTACAATAGAGTTTCCACTGCCCGGCACGATACTGTTTTTGCTGCACTGTCCAAACCGTGCCGTCTGTCTGTGTGACCTGGTCCCGGTATTGTGGGTTTGGCACGTCCAAAGACGATACTCGAACAACTGCATATCTGCCCAATCCTGTCCGGAAAGCCTTGTCCATCTCTGGAAAGCCTTTGCCCAAGTTGATACCGTCTTCGATTATAGCTTTGGTCAAAATTGCAGTGCCATCGGTTGTGGTGTAAGTGACATCTTCTCCAAAATCGGCAAGGGCTGTATTTTTGAGATCTTGCGCTATCTGGTCGTGCAAGCTCATTGTTGTCTCCTACTCTTCTCCTGGAGGCATGGGCGGTGGGGTCATCTTTGCAAACGGTTCTGGTTGGTATCCGCCTTGTATTTTTTTGCCTCCCCATACCTTTTGCACCAAGGGTGCAATCAACCAGCGCAAGCCAAAGGTGGCAGCTATCACGCCAAGTAATGCGATTTTGTACCAATCTGGAGCTTTGCCTACGTAATCCCAGCCTTTACAGATATAATCCTGCACACCAGGGATAAAAGAACCGATAACCGGCAAAGTCAGCAAAATAAGCAAATATTCATCTTTCCAACTGAATTTCATTTGCTCCTGAGCGCGCATGTCCCAGTCGGCCTGAATTTGCTGCCCACGCTCGGCCATACGTAAAATAGCCTCTGCCTTTTTAACCTCGGCAGTTGCTAGAATTTCGTCTATTTTGGCCTTTGTCTGGACTTTTATTGTCTTGCGCTTTTGCCACTCTTTGATCGGCTCTGTAACCACGGATGCCACGCTGGAAAATAAACTGGACAGCCAACTAAACATTATACATCTCCAAACATCGTCATAGCTCGCACAATCTCACGCGAGCCGTAGAAATATTTCCCTCCCCGCCTAGTCCACAAAAGCCTGGGTACGACCACCCGTAAATCAGTGTGCCAGCCAGGATATGGTTTCCACCCTGGATAAAATCCAATACCCCCAATATCCGGAAAACTGCTGATCAATGCGAATTGCTCTAGGATTGGAAAATCAGGGTCATCAAAATGCCAATCTACCGCTAACCCTGTATAATGATAGGATTTTTGACTGTGCCCGCCATCGTCCCAGGCTACATGAATTATTATTTTCACACCTGCCTGATGGCGGATTTCATCCAGGGTATACACCAAAGCAGGGGCCACTCTGTGGGGGTCCTTGCCCCATTCTTCCGGATCGAAATGTCGTATCTTATCCCAATCAACCATCTCAAAGGACTCCTTATTTACAGTATGAAAGCGTCCCACTTGGGAGGTTGGGAAATTTGTACTCCTTAAAATTTGTGTATCCGGCAAAATCTATTTCTTGGGCCATAGGAAAAATGTTATCGCACCAATGATAAATAGAGTGATGGACCGAACAACAACCCGGACAAAGGTTTTCCGTGCGGTGGTCAGATTGTCACACAGTGTCTCAATAAAATCGTGGTGTTGGCGATGCGTCCTTGCATCTAGCCCAAACTCGCTCAGCTCTTCTCGGATCGCCTCTTTTACTGCTCGCTTGATTTCATCTCTAGACACAGCTCAGTCCTTAATGGCTTACGGCCAGACCTATGGCCTGGCCGTTGGTTATACTGTTAATTTAACGCACACTTCAGGATTGAGACAAATTGGCAATGGATTTGATTGAGAGTGGATGTCTATTCCTCTGTTGTATTTGCGAGGCTCCTGCTTTACATATATTCTCTTGCCCCTTGTGTTGACTGTCTCAATAAAGTCGGCAGGAGCAAAATAAATATCAAAAAGCAGAGTTCCTACAGGGAAGGCGTATGCAGTTCCATCCTCTACGTATTTCACTTCGTTGCCATTCAGATCCACTCCAATATCACTACATTCAATAAAAGTGATATTGCCAAAGGTGAAACCATTTACGCTGTCTTCCCGTAAAGAAGCAGCAGCCTCGTGATTAAGAAAGGTTTCTCTTACAGATGGGTGATTGATAAGCTTATCGTAAAAATCAGGAGCGCATAAAGCCTTGAACCCTGTTATCCTCTGACCTTTTGCTTTTCTGCGGATAGTCCTTTTTACCTCCCGACACTTGGCTGCAACATCGGTGGTATCCGTAGCTAAAGCAAAACTTACTGTAATCTGAGACAGGCCAAACTCGTCAAAAAGATTGTAAATTACGTTACCTTTGCCGTCTTTAATCTGCCCCTTAATAGCTCCCATCATCATGAAATCAAAAGTGAGTTCATGGCTCTGCCTGAGAGAAAAAAGTTTGTCTCCCATGATTTCAGAAAGGGTCTGGAGTATGTTTTCCTGTCCAAAAGCTCTGACATTAGCGTAGTCTTCAGGCAGAATTACGTCGTCCAGAGGGATATGGGGGACGTTAAAAGAAATTGACTTTCTATCGGGGCCTGTATTTTCATCTCCCGGAGAACCGACTGGCTTTACTGCCAGCAGTGTGGGAGAAAAAGCCTTTTTTTCAATGATAGCAGTCCTGGTAGTCAGTCTTTTTGTCTGGAAAAGTCCAAGGGAACTAACAGTACCAAACTGCGCATCAATCTCATTGATAGCCGCAGTTAAATTAGCCATGTTAAACATGGGATGATCAAACGGATTGGATATAGGCATGGCTTATTCCTCCTATCTGACTAAAATTCCTTTTTCTTGAAGTTGTTCAATAGCTGTTGCTTTTTGTTCGTCCGTAGTGCCTTCCGGCCAGACAAGGTTTTGACTAACAGCTATTGCTTGTCTGGATACTACAACTCCTTCCACTTCAGCAGTTGTGGCGTCATAATCACCAGCAGAAACGCCATAAGCCTTTTGAGAACCGTTAGTTGCTGCGAAGTTAACTGGCACAACTTTGCCGTCTCCGTCTGTTACGGAAATGGTGAAAGTGTCACCTGCTGCAAAAGCAGTTGCTCCGGCAGTAATCGTGAAGGCTATTTGCTCGTTGGAATAGGCTTCTCCAACTTTTGCGTCTGGCAAGGCTGTTCCGTCGGGGGCTTTCACGGTAAATGTGCTTGCATCTACAGCAGTTAAAACATAGTCTCCTTTTTTGACCTCTGCTCCCAGGGCCACATCACCAATAGTGCCGTCTCCTGTATTTGAGCCTGCGGTTACGCTACCCAGGGCAAACAACCTTTTGCCCACAACCATGCCCGCAACCAATGCTGCGCCTAGGGCAACAATAACGCTTTCCCTGGAAAATCTTTTGTTTTCAATTTCCCATGCAATAATATCGGAAAGTCTTGTTGGTTGACTTGTTATAGCCATCTTTTATTACCCCCTGTTGTTTCTATTTCTAATGACCTGCAATAAAATGTTTTCTTTGCCTTCTGGCTCCGGCACATTGCCCTTAACGCCTTCGCCATGAGCATTTTTTAAGGCTGCCAGGATTTCTTCTTTTTTGTCTTCTGCATCTGGCTGCTTTTCCGATTGCTGAGCAGCCAGCACAGACACAACAGCCTTGGCCTGCTCTGGATCAAGACCGGTCTTAACAACAGCACCAAGCTTTTCGGCTACTTCTTTGCCCAGCAAAGCTTCTGCAAGACCAAGAATGCGATCCTGTTCTGCCTTGATTTCTTCCTGTTTCTTTGCTTCGACTTCCTTCACCGCTTCCGACCTGATCTGCTGCACCAGGTCGGGATGCTTTGCCTGCAATTCTTTTAAATCCATGACTTCCTCCGCTATTTGCTCTAAAAATCTTTCTTTACTGGTGACCAAATCTATCATGCCAATATTTTTGGCTTCCTCTGCCAAAAAAACTTTGCCGTCGGCCATCTCAAGGGCGTTCTCAATGCTCACGCCCCTGTGCCTGGCAACAGTATCCACAAAAATTGAGTAGATTGCGTCCAGTCTGGACTGGATGTACTCGCGGCTCTTCTTGTTCAGAGGCTCGGCGTCATTGCCGATAGCCTTATATTCCCCGGCAGTAATGTATGTGCGCTTGATGCCAGCCTGCTCATCTGCCTTTGAGTAGTCAGTGTGCATGGTAATCACGCCGATAGAGCCGACCTGCGCCACAGGGCTTGCAGCCACCATTTGCGCTGCTGAGCCAAGCCAATAGGCCGCTGATGTCATCTGGCTGTCCGTGAACGCGTAAACAGGGATTTTGCCGCGCAAGCTGTAAATATATTCTGCCAAATCAGACACGCCGCCCACGCCTCCGCCAGGAGAATCAATGTCCAGCAGGATGGCGCTGACATCCGGATTGCTCATTGCGTCGGCAATGGTGTGGCGCAACCAAGCGTAAGTTGTGCCACACGAAAAGAAGTATGAGCGCTTGTAAAGTGTGCCCTCTACCGGAATGATTGCTACGCCGTTTTTGACCGCATAGAGTCTGTCCTCTGCGGTCTGTTGACTGCCAGAAGCGGTAATCCTCTCAGGCAATTTGAGCTTCAGAGCTATATCCACCAGCGCATCCAGGGCCTGTTCTGTTATGGCCCATGGCTGTTCAAATAATCTTAAAATTTTACTGCTCATTATCCGCTCCCAGCCCTAGTTCCTGGGCTTTTCGTTTCTCTCTGGCCCTCTGCTCAAGGGCAGTTTCCCAATCGCCACCATTCTCTGCAGCAATGTCCGCAAGGGTCAGTATGTTGTTTTCCAGCCCTTTGATGTTGGCGGCCATTTCTTTGACCGGATCAACGTGTCCGCGTTTAGGCGGTATCCATATTGCTCGAGTATAAGCCGGCATTGCATCGTACCAATCAGGAGAACCTTTTGGCAGTTGCAAAAGCCCTCTCAAATACGCCTCCTCGAGGACCATCTCCCAGACCAACTGGCAGAACTGGTCAACAAGCCATTTCTGATAGAATTTGAATACGCGCCATGCTTCCAGCAGGGCAGCACGAGCAGAGGAATAGTTTGTTTTGGAAAAATCTTTTGCGATTATCTCGTAGGGCATTCCAACAGAAGCGCCCACGGCACGAAGGATGCGTTCAACAAAGGAATCAAACGTATTGCCTGGTCGGTTGGCCTCGAGGACATGCGGCTTTTCGCCAGGATTGCCATACATTACCAGCCCGGGTGGTATTTCTCCGTAATAGGTCTTTTCATCTGCCTGTTCGTCTGACTGGTAATATTGCGCTGCTTCAATTGGGTTGCTTGTCTCGATAAAGACAGGAAAACTGGCCGCTACTATCGCGCCCACAAGCTCGTAGTCCAGGTAGTCAGAGAGGTCGCGAAAAAACTTCATAGCAGGAGCCAGAATGGACACTCCGCGCACCTGCTCGTCTTCCTTGGCGACAAAGACATGAAACATCCCGGGCCTGTGTCCTATGCGGGCAGGGATCCGCTTGAAATATGTTGATGGCTGACTGGTGTAGCTATCTATTATAGTCCCGTCTAAAACTCCGGCAGGAGGGCTAAATACATAATATGCGGTTGGTTGGCCGTATTTGCCCAGCACAACGCCGTCTCTTATGTTGGGATTAGTCTGTAATATCTGAGGGGTACACACGCGTAAGGGAGATATACTTTGCAGGGCCAGCCCAAAGGTACGACCTGGCTGATCAATCATTACTGGCAGCCGGAAAAACTCGCCATTGACTAGCATGGAATAGATGGACTGGAACTGTATTGCCCAGAAAGGCAGCTTGCCCCTGGCGTCGGCCTCTTTTGTTGCCCATAAATTCCAAGCCCATTCTGCCTGGGACTGAAATTCTCTGGTTTGATCTTCGTTCCAGCCCAGAAGCTTTGCATTTGGTTGGGATTGGGGAATAAGGCCAGTGCCAACAATGTTGACAGACATGCTGTCAATAACGCTGGCTGCATGGCTGTCATTTGCAACCATGTCCTGAGCGCGGGTGGCTATTGTCTCGCGCTCTGGGCCTTCGTCCCACTTGTTCAGGCGAGATGTGTGCCAGTTACCCATTGTACCCTTTTTGCTGCCAGCAATGCGGGACACAGAATAGGACGCAATAGCCTTGAGCGCTGCTTTTGCGCGATAGCGATTCAGGGCCGCCCGTGGGGAGAACACGGCAATGGCGCGATCAAGCAAGGAGAGCTTAGGCAGGCCGTTCATCTGGCTGGCCTCCCTGCCAGGGCTACAGGGCCTGTGCGGTTGTTGATTAGTTTCTGGCGCTCGCGCTCCAGCCACTCAAGGTGGGTGCGGAGTTCAGGCAAATCCGCCCTACGCACGGACATATCGCCGTTGCGATATTCCTGGGCAGTTGCAAGGGCTTTGATAGCCTGTTTATATAGAGAGATTTGTTCTTCGACTTCTGAAAGTGTAAATATTGCCATGCGCCCACATTAAAAGGACATGGAAGGGGCGAGAAGTAAAATTGAGAAAAAAGAGAAAAAAGAGAA